GGTTGGGGAGGCTAATGATAATATGATTATGCCGGTGGATTTTTCGAAGACTGGTTTTGCAAGTAAACAGACTGAAACGGCGGGTTTACTGCCTAGCGTTGTACGTGAATTGCAGGGTGTGGGTGGTGACAGCTCTTTTGCAGATTTTGGGATTGGATAATGGCTAATAAAAATAAAGATTACCGCATTAAGCGCAAAGGCGAGTTAACAATTGCGGGGCGGGATATTATTAATAAATATGGCCTCGATAATGAGAATCCTGATAAGATTATTGCTCTTAAGGGGATGGATTATATTGAGGATATTGAGAAGGATACTCACTTAGCTTCTCAGTTGGCTACGCGGCGGCAGAAACTTGTTAAGAAAAGTTACCGGATTAAAGCGGTTGAGAAGAACGGTAAATCCACAGCAAGAACAATGATGATCAGGGATTTTGTGGCGGACCAGTTGCGGGATATGAAGGGCAGCTTTCTTAAAGATATTGAGGCGATGCTGGATGCCAGTTCTAAGGGGTTTTCGGTTACGGAGATCAATTACAGGCAGATTTCCCGGGGTAAATGGGAGGGGAAAACAGGTCTGGACTCGCTGCGTTTTAAACCGGCTAAGTATTTCTCTTTTAAGTTTGATAATTACGGTCATTATAAATTAATACAGATAGATCCTAATGTGAGCGGTGAAGAGAGGCCGCTTGATAAATATATACACCTGATCGCGGGGCCGAACGATGAAAATCCTTATGGTGACGGTATAACGGCTAAGTGTACTTTTTGGGTGTGGCTAAAAAAGAATGAGGCTAAGTTCTGGGCGATATTTTCGGAGCGTTTCGGGATGCCGCAGGTTTCGGTGGAGATGCCTAATAATCCATCCACGACTGATGAACAGAAAGCGCAAGATGTAATAGATGGATTACAGACGTCGGCGGGAATAAAGATTCCCAAGGGGTTTGTGGTTAGCTTTTTGGAGGCTGTGCGCAAGGGTGATGTTAATTATGATAATTTTATCGAGCGTTGTAACAAGGAAATCTCGAAGGTTGTTTTAGGCGCGACTCTTTCTACCGAGGAGGGCAAGCGGGGCCAGGGTTCTTACGCTTTGGGGCATGAACATGTGGGAATTATGGAGGATTATGTTGTTTTTGACGCGGCAATGACGGCTGAGGCTATTAATGAGCAGCTTATCCGGCGTTTGGTTGATATAAATTTTGTTACGGATGAATACCCGGTGTTTGAGTGGTTAGGTATTAATGTGGATTCTTTGATTTCTTTTGCTCAATCGATTGGAATTTTTGTGGACCGGGGTATGAAAGTGCCGATGGGGTGGTTGCGTGACCAGACTGGTATTCCGGAGGCGCGGGCGGGTGAGGATGTTTTACAAAAAGGACAGTCATTCGGCTCCGCTCAGGAACCGGTTGGCGCGGATAACCGTGCTTTTGGGGATTTCGATTATCATCAGCATTTTGAGGAAGAAAACAGGGAATTATTGGATTTGGTTGAATCTTATAGCCAGCGTGGATCTGGAATATGGGATAGTTATAAGGAACGTCTTAAAAAAGCATTAAAAAAAAAAGCCCTGAACAATTATTAAAGGATTTGAAAGTGAAGGATTTACCTATAGAGGAATATGCAGATACTATTGGTGAAGCGATGATTGCCGGTAATTTATACGGCCGTTATGATATGTTCAATCAAATGAGTGAAGCGCGGGTTAAAAGTGTGGATATGGCGGCGGATGATTCTGTAGTTGTTTTTGAGGATATTCCTACTGCTTATGAAGAGATGCTGAAGTTCTTTTTTTCAAAAAATGTAATCAAAAAAAAGGATTTTCTGAAACTTGATAAAAAGGTGAGAAAATACTCTTTTACGGTGGCTAAGGTTGGATCGGAAAAGATGCTTGATAAAATTAAAAAGAATTTATCGGATACATTAAAGGGTATAGATCCTTTTACCGGTAAAAAGTTGGATACATCTATGCTCAATCTTGAAGACTGGATGGACACTATAGATCATTATTTCAACATTAACGGCATAACAAATTTGTCTAACTGGCATTTACGAATTGTTTTTGGTGTGAATGTGCGGACGGCTTTGAATGAAGGGCGAATGGCTATTCTAAAAGAGGCAAATCCGGAGGAATTTCCATATATCGAATTTGTGGCTATACTGGATGAACGTACGCGTCCTGAACATTTGGAATTGAACGAATATCGGGCACCGGCTAATGATCCGATTTGGCAAAAGATAACGCCGCCGCTGGATTATGGCTGTCGATGCGGTGTGCGGCCTGTACATGTTGATGAGAAACTGAGTGCTACAAAAAAAGTGCCAAAGTTAGAGGGGCCGGGCTTTAAGTTTGTGGGGAAGGGACAAAACATTATTAAACCTCTGAGTGAGCGGGAAAAAGGTCTACTGGAAATCGCAAAAATTAGAGAACAACTAGCAAAAAAAGAAAAAGGATACGGAAAACTAAAAGGAAATATCGCAGATATAAAAAGCAATGAACAGGTGCAAGAAGTAATAGAAAAAGAAATAACAGAATTGAAAAGATTATATGAATTGGATAAAACTAAATATCAATATTATGCAATAAGGGTTGATGATCAGATACAGAAAACCGGATATAAGTTGCCCAATTCAAAACATCTTGCAGATGGTAGGGAATTTCCTAAATATGGGACGAAGGAATATGACAAACTGGATACCTTAGATGGGACTAGTGGGTGGGAAATAGACTTAAGCCAATCCTTAGAAAATATTATAAAGGATATGTCAGCATCATTTGATTCTTATCAATACGGAATTGAGGGTGAAAACATATATCTAATTGGTGGAAATTCTGAAGGAATACACTGGAGCCCAGATTATAATGAAATACTGATAAAGGGTGCTAAAATCATAAAGATTATAGCACGGAACAAATAAAATTAGAATAAAAGGAAAAAATGAAGTTTTTAGCATGGAAAAGAGATAGGGGAAATATTGAAAGGTGATAAATTATGAAAAAGTTTAAACAGTTTGATACGTCGGCTAATGATGATGGGTCGGTTAATATTTTAAAGGTTCCTATCTTTAAAATGGGTATGCATAAGGGGACTGATTTTAATGATGAGTTGGTGGATGAGATTATCGGGAACCATGAAAGTTTGAAGACGGATGAGGATTATTTTTCTTCGGTTATAATCGGGCATAATGAGAAGGGCCAGGATGAGAAGGATGCTGAGGGCTTTATGGATAATCTGCTGAAGGATGAGGGTATTGTTTACGCGGATATCGTTAAGGTGCCGCGCGATACTTTTAATGATTCTTTTAAAAAACGTAAATATCCGCATCGTTCAGTGGAATATAACCCGGCAAAAAAGGTGTTTTCGGCGCTGGCTCTGTTAGGGGGGACTTCGCCTCATCATAAACTGCCTATTCTGGAATTTGCCAATGATGATGAACATGTTCGTATAGATTTTAGTGAAATCAAATCTCTTTTAACGGAGGATGTTGAGTTATTAGGGAATGAAGCTAATCAATTCAAGGAGGAATTGGATATGAAAAAATTCTCAGATGAGGAAAAACAAAGTTTTCTCGATGAGCAGAACCTTAGGTTCAAAGAAGAGCATGGCGTTAGTCCGGAGGAGGCTGTGGCTCTTAATAAAAAGTATCAGGATGATCAAGGAAAGGCTGAATCCGCCGCCCGGGCACAAAAGATTAAATCTTTTGCGGATAAGCTTAAGGCTAATGACGGTTTGCGGGTTGTGCCCGCGCTGGTTGATGATATGATTATTCCTTTTATGGAATCGCTACCGGTATCTGCTGAGCCGCTGAAATTTAAGGATGGGGATGAGGAAAAGGATGTTCCCCAGTTAGATTTCTTTGAAAACCTGGTAGAGAAGGCGGTTACGATGGCGGCTGATGGTGAGCTGCAGGTGGAGTATCAGGAACAGACGGAGGGTATTGAACATGACGGCGCGGTAAATAAAAACGACCCGGAAAAGATTGACCAGAAAGCCACGAAAATGGCTAAGAAATACCAGGAAGATGGTAAGTTTGAAAGCTTTGCCGAGGCTTATGATTTTGCCGTTGATGAAATTTACGAAAAGTTATAGGGTTTAATTTTTACAATTGAATATTAGCTGTTAGCCGTTGGCTATTAGCTAAAAGAGGAGGAATTAATAAATGAAATCTTATCAGGAAGGTCCTATTGGATCGATAACAGCGGGTGAAGCACTGACCAAACGTCGATTTGTTGATTTTGAAGGTAAGCATACGATAGATATTAAATGTATCGGTGTTACGTTGTTTGACGCAGACAGTGCGGCACAAGCATCTATTCTTATGAATGGAATAGCGGTCGTTGAAGCGGGCGGCGCTGTAACGGCGGGTAATCACGTCAGCTCGGATGCTGATGGAAAGGCAGTGGCATTAACCATTGACAATGTGAATGATATTCCGAAAAACAATGGTGTGGCGCTGGATGCGGCTACGGCGGATGGTGATATAATCCGGGTTAAACTGCTGTAAGGCAGGGAAGCCATAAACCACATGGATGTGATTTTTTATCAAGGAGGATAAAATCAAATGGCAGGAAGAAATAAACAAATTCAGGGCGAAACCAATCCTATACTGACAAAGTTTGCTATGGGTTATCAACCGGTGCAAGGTATCGCTCATTTAGTGGCGCCTAGGGTGGAATCGCTTACGGAATCGGGGACAATATATTCCTTTGGCAAAGAGGGATTTATGATTTATGATTCGGAGCGGGCTTTGCGGGCGGCTACGAAAAAGATTGATTTTCATTTAAGCAAAGATACCTACCGCTGCGCGGAACATGCTTTGGAAAGCTCTTTGGATTATAAAGAGTTGGAAATTGCCGAGCGTTACAACGCTAAAAAGGTGTTAAGTTTGGAAAAACGGGCTGTTATGCTAACCCAGCGGGCCTTGCAAACGGAACTGGAAAAGGCGGTTGCGGATATTATTTTTAACGCGACTTACTACGCATCGGGTAACAAGGTGACATTGACCGGCGGCGATAAGTTTAGCGATTATGATAATTCCGATCCGGTTGACGTTGTTAAAACCGGCTTAATTGCGGCCCGGGCTGATATGGGTATTGAACCGAATACAGGTGTTATCGGTTATACGGCCTGGAAAAGATTGCGCGAACATCCGAAAATTCTGGACCGTATTAAATACAGCATGACGGCTGTATTAACGCCGGAATTAGTTGCCCAGGTTCTTGGCCTTAAAAAGCTGATTGTGGGAGAGGGTGTTTATTCCACAGACGCGGGTGTTTTTACGGATTTATGGGGTGATTATTTCGCTCTTATCTATGTGCCGGAAAGTTCGGAAATGGTGGAAGGAACTACGCCTCATACGATAGTGGTGGAAGAGTTGGGGTATCCTGAGGTTAAAATCTATAATTCCAAAAAGACGGTTGATTATGAGACAACCCGTAAATACAATGTTAAAAATGTTTCCACTTCCAATGGTTACCTGATTTCTGATATGGTGTAAGGGGGCTGTGATGAGAAAAAACTATCTTAAGATCGGTTTAAGCTTTTTGTTAGTATCACTGCTTTTGTTGGTGGTGATGCAGGCTAATTCACAGAGGTCAACGGACCGTTTGCACAATCCACAGGTTCAGGGTTGGATATTTGGTAAAAGCGCCGGATTCGCCGGTGAGCGTACCTGGGGATATACTTCCGCAAATGACACGATTGTTATTACCGGTATTGATACTACCTGTATAGTTATTTTAACGCCTAAAACTACACAGATCGAAAACCTGTTTTATGATATTAAATCGGCAGGTGATACGCTGTTTGTTACAGCCGACAGCGCCGGGACTGCAGGAACGGACAAATATTCATATCTCATTGTGCGAAACGGGTACGGGGCAACTGATTAAAGGGAATAAATCCCCCCCCTTAAAAAGGGGAAATTTAGGGAAATTAAAAACGAGGTGTAGAAATGGCTGAGAATAAAAACAATCCTAAGAAACCGGTAGATATTGAAAAAATTGAAGATTTGGGAGTAAAGGCTAAAAAGGATGGATATTATATTAAAACAGATATTCTATACTTTGGTAAATATTTGAAGCCGGGTGAGCGTAACAAATTGGCGAAGCTGAAAGAGCCGGAAATAGCTGATCTTTTAGCTAAAAACAGAATAGGTGAATAATGGCGACTTATACCACAAGCGTGAAGGTGTTGTTGCATTTGCCTTCCAGTCCGCCATCAGAGGTAACAAACAATACGAATAATGATATTGCGGATGCCTCGGCGTTGGTTGATTCGCGGGTGGGGCCTCGTTTTAGTCTGGCTTATGAGAGTGAGGCGCAGCGCTTTCCTGATATAACTTCGACGCCGCCTACGCCGCCTGTAATTGAGTTGGCAGCGAGGTATCTTGCTGTTTATTTGCAGTATATCCGCTTAAAGGAAACTGTGGCGGAAGGTGAATCGTCGCAGGCGGATAAGTATAAGAAAATGGCGGATGAAATCTTTAAGGAAATTGAAGAGAATAAAATAATTGTAGAAGTGAGCAGCACTGATCTAAAAGCCTCGGCGCTGGATGTGGTACAGGATGAGATTTATGAGACGGATGACGAGCCGGTTTTTAATACGGATGAGATTAATGAACATCTTTATTAAATCCCCATAACCCCCTTTAATAAGGGGGAATTTTTGGGGAATAAGGATTAAGGTATGATTGAGGTTCAAATTAAAACGGATGAGAGTAAGATTGTTTTACAGGATACTGTAAAGCGGCTTAGTGATATGCGTCCTTTTTTTGTGAATTTCTGGGCTTATATGCAATCGCGGACTCAGCTTACTTTTACGAAGCTGCGTAAAGGTGGTAAGTTTCGCGGGGTTACATGGCCCTGGTTTGCGGGGCAGTATACGCGGGTTACGGATGGTGTTAAAGTTCCTGCTGAGGGTGGGGTTGCCCGTTTAAGTGGAAAAGGAACGGTAAAAGGGCGTTTTCGCGGTAAGGGAAAAAGTGAGAAAGACCGGGTTAAACCGACGTCTAATTTATTACGCCACCGGGGAGTTATGTATAATGCTGCCCTCAGCCAAGTTAAAAAGACGGCTACGCGTTTAGAGATGGATACTCCCGTGAATTATGCTGATGAGCAAAACGCTATGCGGCCTTTCCAATTTTTTGAATTGCCTAAGGATGGGCAAATTGCCGCGCGGATGGCAGGGAAGTATATAAGTCGTGGGAAGTAAATAAATCCCCCTAACCCCCTTTAATAAGGGGGAATTATTGGGAATCGGGACTGGTAGGAGATAAAAGAGTGGATGATAAGTATAATGCTGTAGAGACTTTGATCAAGGATTTTATTGAGGCTGATACGGCGATAATGGCGATTGCTAATTTGGTACATGAGAAGATTAAGGCGAATGTGCGCAATTATCATAATCACGAAATGCCGGCAATTGCGGTTCATGCTACTAATTATATTGGGGATGCTTCTGAGCGGCATTACAGTGGATTAGCTGTGTTTCTTGAGGTTGTGGATGCGGGTGGTAATTTAGGAACTGTTGATGTGCGGGTTAAGCAGTTGATGTCTCTGCTTATTGATAAATTTCGTAAGGAATCACCGTTTATTTCGGGGCAGGGGATTGATGAGGAACTAGAAGATATTGTGGTGGTTGATGGTCCGGTTATTCCCTGGGATCCCGAGCAGGGTGTTTTCCTTGTGACGGGTAATATAAATTTAGAAGTATATTTTGTAGAATAGAAAGGTAGGAAAAAGCAATGATAACATGGACGTTATTCTTTCAGGTAATAATCGTTTTATTGGTCCTGTATATTCTTGCGGTAAAGGATGGCCGTGTGGCGCTGGCTGTGTTTATTAAAAAGATATTGGAAATCGCCACATCAAAACGATTTATTACTTTAATGATTGCCACCTGGTTTGTGTTTAAACGGGTGCCGATAGATTCTAACTGGTTAATTTTGGCCGGTTTCTTCATTGGTGTGGACACGATGCAGAATAATGGTATGTTCACGGCTTTCTCAGAGTTTATTAAAAACAAGAAAGCAGGGTCTAAATGATGGATAGGGAAGAAATCCCCCTTAAGAAAGGGGGAAAGGTTAAGTACCGGGTTCATGTGCGGGCTTTGCGGACTAAGATAAATGTGCCTAAAAAGGGTTTCACGGTTTTTGAGCGGGGGCATGTATTTGAGAAACCGTGGGCGGAGTTGGTTGATCTGGCCGGGATGGACAAAAAAAACCGTGTATTAAGGTTAGAAATTCTCAAGGAGGAGGGAAGTAAGAAATGACAAATGATCAAAAACATTATATGTGGGGTGAGGGCGTCATGTTCATTGACGGTGAGATGATCCCCGAAGTGCAGGAGGTTGGTTTCAATTTCGGTGTGGAAAATATTACAGATCGTAAGGGGGATGGCGGCGGTAACATTAATGTGATTACGGGGCAACCCATCACTGGGCGTATCAGTTTTTTGGGAATGGATCCCGTGCTGTTCGCTAAATTAACCGGCGGAAGTAACGCGGCCGGTACTAGATTACGTAAGCGTCCGACGACGGTTACAAAATCTACTAACACATTAACTATCGCGGATGCCACCTATATAGCAGATACATTAGTGGTGATTCCTTCCGGTTCTAATAAAGCGCCGTTAAAACTTGTTACATCCGCGCCGGCAGTGGGCGAGTATTCCGTATCTACCACCACTATTACATTGAACGCTTCACAAACGGAAGATGATTTTATCCTGGATTACTTCTATGCGGACGCGGCTAATGGTTTAACTACTACTCTTGATAGCAATGATTTACCAGATGAATTTGCGGTTCAAGTTTCGATGCGCTCTAAAGATTTATATCCGGGCACAAAAGGCGATGTGATATTTTATTGTGCTAAATGTACCCGTACTAGTGAAGTAAGTATGGTGGCGGGCGTTGGCGCTTCGGTTAAACCGGGATTTGACTTTGATGTACGTATCGACAGCAGCGGTGATTTTTACGCTTACTGGCCAAACACTTAATCAGTTAAAGGTTAAAAGATGAAGGAATTCAACCGTTTTCTGGATTTAATTACTGGCAATCGAAAAAAACGCGCCAAAGAAGAGGCGGATGTTTCCAAACAACGGATTGAGGATCTGTATATTAAACTGTATCGTTTTAACGATAAGATTGAGATACCGATCCCCAACCTGTTTGCTGAGGCGCAAATTGAGAAGTTTTTTGGGGGGCAGGATAAGATTAATTTTGAGGATAATGAGCATATCGCGCGGTTGTTGTTTATCCTGCGTAACCAGCAGAATGAGAAGTTAGTTTATTTTACGCAACAGGAGCAGGATATTGAGGTACGTAAAATAATGCAGGAGATTCCGGCGCCTTATAAAGAACTTTATCAGCAGGCTATCTGGGAAATGTTCATTGCTTTAAAAAAAAACTCGAATCGACGGGAGAAGGAAATTATTCAGCAGGTGGGGGCTTTACTTACACCGCAGGCAAATTAAATTTTATGGAGCTGGCGGTGTTGATGAGCGCCCGGACGAATGAGAATCTTAGTTTTTTTACGCGGGAGCTGAATATATTGAATTTTAAGGTTTATATGGATTATTATAATTCGGCGACTGAGAAGGTAAGTCCGGTAAGCGGGCAGGCGCCGCCTGGGAGTGGATACCCGGGGCTGGCGCATTAGAAAAGATTGAAGTAGGAATAAGATTATGGCACGATCAGAACAACGAAATAAAGCTGGAACGATTGGGGATAGAGGCTGGATGCAGCGTGGAGATGTTATTAAAGCGTTAATCATGTTAGTTACTACATTGGTAGCGGCTTTAACGGCGGCTTATACTACGTCGGATTCCATTGCTACTGATACGGTTAAAACTATTATGGGTAATGAAAAAAAAATTGAGGTGCTTCGCAAAGAGTATGATAACCATATTGAAAATTCTAAAACAATTGAAGATTTGAAAGACCAAAATGTACAATTACAAATTAACAATATTGAAGATGATGTGAATAATATTAAAAGTGACATAAAGATGCTGAAGGACAACAGTACGGCTATAAAGGAATTACTTTTAAAAATGCAGAATGGGAAATAAATCCCCCTAACCCCCTTTAGAAAAGGGGGAATTTTGGGGAAAAGGAATATTATAAATGCCAGGGAAGGCGAAGAGTAAAATAGAGCTTATTGTTGAGAGTAAGGTCAAGGATGCGTTACGCGACCTGGACCGGACTGATGATAAGATTGATAAGCTGAATAAAAGCGGTAAAAAGTCGTCTGCAATTTTTAGTAAGGCGGGCAAGGTTATGGGCGGCTTTATTGGCGCTGTTGCCCTTAAAGAAGTCGCCCAATATACACTTAACTTAGCTAAACTTGGCGATGCTGCCAAACAGGTTGAGGAGCCTTTTAAGAAACTGGTACGCGCGGCGGGCCGGGATTTTACAGGCGCTCTTAATGATTTGCGTAAGGCGGTGCGGGGCACGGCAACTGATCTGGAATTGATGCAGCGCAGTTCTGCGGCCATGGATGCTTTTACGGCTTCGGGGATGAATGCCACAGAGGCTTTTGAGGCTACCCAACAAACTATGGATTTTCTCTACCGTTATGCTACTAAGTTTGGAAAAAATTTTAATGAATTAATGAGTACGGTTTTTACGGGGCTGCAGCGTGGTTCTGCCCTCTTCCTGGATGATGTTGGTATTATGATTGACCAGACAGACGCGCAGTTTGCAGGATTAGATACCATTGAAAAGAAATCGCAGATTGTACGGGTTGCCCTGGAACAGATGGCACAGAAAAACGAGCTATTAGGTGATGTTACTGAGGAAGCTAATGTAAAACTTAAGCAGGCCGGGGTTGAGTATGAAAACCTGAAGGTTGAGATCGG